CAGCCAAAGAACCGGGCGCGAATGCGCCCGTGTTTTTTGGAATGACGCCGAGACAACAATAGATCGCGCGCGGGCCCGATAGATGGCCGGACAAAGGAGGACTTATTTTGCCACGATCTAAAAAAGCGCCAGATCTGAATAAGCAGGCAGCGCAGATTCTTGCCCAGGCCGAGGAGAAGGGCGTCAAAACCAATTTTCTGTTTGCTACCACCTTTAAACGCTACCAAACGCAGCTGAAAATACTGGATCAGCTGTCGGCGGCGATTGCCGAGACCGACACGATGGTAAAAAAGGAGTACGTGAAGGGGCGGCGCAATACCTACGTGAACCCGGCGATCTCGGAATACAACAAGACGGCCACGGCAGCCAATGGCACAGCTGCCGCGCTGATCAACATCATCACCGCCTTTGAGGATGAGAAGGGCAAAAAAGCAAGGAGCAAGCTGGATGAATTTATGCAAAGCACCTGAGCAAAATTACATCCTGGATTACCTGAAAGCCATCAAGCTGGGATCGATCATCGCGGGCAAATACATCCTGCAATGGTATACGCTGGTTGCACAGAACATCGAAAAGGGCGTTTACATCTATTCGCCGGAAAAGGCCATGAAGGCCATCCGCTTCATTGAAACCTTTTGCCACCATCACGAGGGCGCGCTGGCTCCGGGGCTGATCAAGCTGGAGCTGTGGCAAAAGGCTTTTATTTCGACGATCTTCGGCGTGCTCGATCACGAGGGCTGCAGGCAATTCCGCGAAGTGATCCTGATCATCGGCAGAAAAAACGGCAAGACGCTGCTGGCCGCCGGCATTGCGGAATACATGAGCATTTGCGATGGCGAGTATGGCGCGCGTGTTTTCTTTTGCGCTCCCAAGCTGGATCAGGCGCGGCTTTGCTATGATGCTTATTATCAGATGATCATGCAGGAGCCGGAGATCAGCGAGCTGGCGAAGAAGCGCCGCACCGATGTTTATTTTCCGGCCAACAACAGCAGCGCGGCCCCTATGGCATTTTCGGCGCGCAAGAGCGACGGCCTGAACCCGCAGCTTGCGGTGTGTGATGAGATCGCCGCCTGGCCGGGCGACGCCGGCCTGAAACAATACGAGGTGCTGAAATCGGCCCTGGGCGCACGCAAACAGCCCATGATCCTCAGCATCAGCACAGCGGGCTACATCAACGAAGGCATTTATGATGAGCTGATCAAACGCTGCACCGCGGTGATCAACGGCACAAGCCAGGAGAACAGGCTTGCGCCGTTTTTGTATATGATCGACAACGTGGACAAATGGGACGACCTGAACGAGCTGCGGAAAAGCAACCCAAACATGGGCGTTTCAATTTCTGCGGATTACCTGCGTGAGGAGATCGCAATTGCCGAAAGCAGCCTAAGCAAAAAGGCCGAGTTTTTGTGCAAGTATTGCAACATCAAACAAAATTCTTCGGTGGCCTGGTTTTCTGCGCAGACCGTCAAAAAGGCCTTTGGCTGGAATTACCGGCTTGAGGATTTCGCCAATCATTATGCGCTGGCCGGCATCGACCTGAGCCAAACAACCGACCTCACCAGCTGCTGCGCCCTCATAGAGAAAGACGGCATTATTTGGACGTTCAGCCATTTTTGGCTGCCAAGCGAAAAGTTGGCAGAGGCTACGGCCCGCGACGGCATACCCTACGAGGCCATGGTGGCCCGCGGCTTTTTGACGCTGAGCGGTGACACATTTGTAAACTATCGGGACTGTTACAAGTGGATGACCGACCTGGTGGAAAGGTACAAGATTTATCCGCTGATGGTAGGAGTAGACAGGTATTCAGCCGCCTATTTAACCCAGGATTTAACCACCTACGGCTTTCATTGCGAATTTGTGCACCAGGGATTTAATCTCAGCGGAATTGAGGACAACCTGGAGGGCATGCTGGGCAATGGCACGCTGCGCTGTGCGGACGATAACGACCTGCTGAAAATCCATCTGATGGACAGCGCCCAGCTGATGGAAAGCAACACCAGCGCCCACGCGCGCAAAAAACTGGTGAAGCTCAGCAAATACGCCCATGTTGACGGCGTGGCGGCCATCCTGGATGCGCTTTGCATGCGGCATAACCACTGGGCAGAATTTGGCGACCGGCTGAGAAATGCGGGGTGAAGCAATGGGATTTTTTGAACGGATTTTCGGGCGAAAAACGGTGCCTGCACAGCAGACCGGCCAGGCCTTTGAAATGCTGACCGGCTATGTGCCCGCCTTCTACACCTGGAATGGCAGCGTGATGGAGAGCGAGCTGATCCGGGCGTCGCTGGACGCCCACGGCAGAAACGCCGCCAAGTTGCAGCCGGTGCTGCGCGGATCGGCAAAGCCTAATTTGCAAAACCGGCTGCGCATACAGCCCAACGGGTGGCAAACGTGGCCCACGTTTCTTTATCAAACAGCGGTGAACCTGTACGCCAGGAACACCGCTTTTATTGTGCCTGTGCTGGGCGAATATGACGAAACCGACGGCATCGCCTGCATATCGCCCAACGAGTGGAAGCTGATCGACTACCAGGGCGAGCCGTGGCTGCGCTTTTATTTTGATAAGCGCCGCACGAGCGCCATTGAGCTGCGGCGCGTGGGCATCCTGACCCGCTACCAGTACAAAAGCGAATTGTTTGGCGAAGACAACGAGGCACTGCGCTCCACGCTTGATCTGATCGCCATCCAGCGCCAGGGCGTGCAGGAAAGCATAAAAAACGGCGCATCATATCGTTTTTACGCCACCAGCAATAACTGGACGACCGACGATGACCTGGCGAAGGAGCGCAAACGCTTCGACCGTGAAAACTTCCAAGGCGCGGGCGGCGCTGTGCTGTTGTTCCCCAACACCTACAAGGATGTGAAGCAGATCACCCCGCAGAGCTACACGGTGGATGCTGAGGAACAAAAGCTGATCAAGGAAAACGTCTTTGATTATTTCGCCGTGAACGAGGATGTACTGCAAAACAAAGCCTATGGCGACAAATGGCTGGCCTTTTATGAAGGGGCCACGGAGTGGTTTGCGCTGAACATATCCGAAACGATCACAAAAATGCTGTATACCGAGCGCGAGCGCAGCGGCTACGGCAACGGCATCTTTTTCTCCTCGAATCGCATCCAGTACATGAGCAACGCAGATAAGCTGAATTTTGTACAGAGCATGGCCGACCGCGGCGCGATCACCCGCAATGAGATGCGCGAGGTGTTCAACCTGTCGCCGCTGCCGGAACCCTACGGCAGCCAAATCCCGGCCCGCGGCGAGTATTACAACGTAAACGGAACAAACGAAACAGGAGGCGCTGATGATGAGCAAGCCGGAAATTCGGGCGTTTGATTTTGACATCAGATCGGAGATCACCAACAAGAGCATGGGACGGCTGACCGGCCGCCCCATTGTTTATGGCAGCCGCACTAATATTGGCCCGTTTGATGAAATCATCGAACCCGGCGCACTGGATCGCGCCGACCTGCGCGACGTGCGTCTGCTGGTGAACCACAACACGCAGATGATCCCGCTGGCCCGCTCCCGCAACAACAACGAAAACAGCACCATGCAGCTGATGCTGGTGCCCGAGGGCATGGACATGCGGGCAGACGTGGATATCGACAACAACACCGAGGCTAAAAACCTATATTCGGCGGTCAACAGGGGCGACATATCCGGGATGTCGTTTTTGATGTTCGTCGATGAGGATAGCTGGGACGGCCTGGAGACCGACCACCCCACCCGCCATGTGCGATCCATATCGCGCATCCTGGAGGTGTCGGCCGTGACCTTCCCGGCGTATGCAGCCACCAGCATTGAGGCCCGAGGCCTTTCCGACGCACTGGATAGCGCGCGGAAGGCGCTGGAGAGCGCGAAAGCCCAGGCCGAAGCCAAGGAGCGGCAGAAGCAAAAAATCAAAATCCTATTAACTATGTGAGGTGAAAACCATGATTGACGTGAAGAACGCCACGATTGAAGAAATGGAAGCCCGCCAGGCTGCGATCCTGACCGAAATGGACGGCGAAAACGCCGACCTGAACGCCCTGCAGGCCGAAGCCGCCGCGATCCGCGATGAGCTGAACGCCCGCAAGGAAGCCGCCACCCAGCGCGCCGCCATCCGCTCGGCTGTTGCCAAGGGCGCCGGCACTGTGCTGGATCAGCGCAAGGCCGAAAATGGCAAGATGACCATTGAGGAGCTGCGCAGCGATCCCCGCTATGTGGAAGCCTACGCCAATTTCATCAAGGATGAAAAGCGCCTGCCTGAGCTGCGCATGCTGGCCACCGAGCTGGTGGGCAACGACGTGCAGAACGCCACCACCGTGCCCCTGCCCAAAATCGTGCAGGATACCATCGAATACGTGTGGCAGCGCGACAGCCAGCTGATCGACCGCGCCCGCTGGGTATCCTACCGCGGCATTTTTGAGATCCCCTATGAGGCCAGCGCTTCGCCCGCCGTGATCCACGCCGAGGGCACCGCCGCGCCTAATGAGGAAACCCTGACCATCGGCACCGTCACCTTGACGCCCGCCATGATCAAGAAATGGCTTTCCATTACCGACGAAGCGCTCAAGATGAAGGGCGATGCTTTCCTGCGCTATGTGTACGCGGAAGTCACCCATCAGATCGTGCTCAAGCTGGAAAACGACATCGTGGCCAACCTGGTCGCGGCCACCAACGCCGCCGGCCTGACCTCCGTGCCGGTGACCGCTGCCGCCAATTTTGCCTCCGTGTTCGCCGCCATGGCCGCCCTGCAGGTGGACGCCCAGCGCCCCGTGGTGATTATGAACAAGGCGCTGTATTTCAACGTGTTCATGTCTTTGACCGACCTGCAGCAGCGCCCCATCTATAACATCGTTGCGGATAACGGCCGCCCCACCTACTACCTGAACGGCGTGGAGGTTATTTTCAACAACAGCCTGCCCGCCACTGCCGCTACCGGCAGCACCTACATGGTGGTGGGCGATATGGACGGCTACACCATCAACGCGCCCGATGGCCGCGACGTGGATATCACCACCGACCCCTACACGCTGGCCACCGAGGATCGCGTGCGCGTGATCGGCAAGCTGTACGTGGGCCACGGCATCAGCCGCCCCGGCCATTTCGTGCGCGTGGCTGCGCCTAACTGATGAAGGCGCTGCTGCTTAAAAAGACCGTGCTTGTAGCAGAGGAAGGCTCCACGGTGGAGATCACCGTGGAGCAATTCCGCCTGCTGGAGCGCGCCGGGGCGGCGCGTGCCCTGGAAGATGAGCCGACACCCAAGAAGCCCAAGAAAAAATAACAACAGGAGGCGCGTATGCTTGAAAAAGTAAAGTTGGCCATGGGCATTACGGCCACGGCATACGATGCCGAGCTAAATGATCTGATCGACGCGGCGCTGCTTGACCTGGGCATTGCAGGCATTGACAGCGAGCAAATCCACGACAAGTTGATCCAGCGCGCCGTGATCACCTATTGCCGCATGATGTTCCGCAGCCCCGCGGATTTTGAAAATCTGCGCCAGGCCTACGAGATGCAAAAAGGCAACCTGCGGCAGGCCACCGGCTATACGGATTGGGGGGATGGCGCATATGGTACGTGCGGATGTGCTGACTCTCATATCTGATACCCCCGAGGCTCACGGCCGTTTTGAAACCTACGAACCTGCCGAAAGGCAGGTTTTTTGCACCGTTCGCTCGGTGGGCATGCGCGAAACCTACGAGGCCCTCAGCCACGGCCTGCATCCCGAATGGGTGTTTGAGCTGACGCACGCCTTTGAATACCAGGGCGAAAAGCGCTGCGTGTTCCAGGGCGTGCCCTATAACGTGATTCGCACCTACGTTACCCAAACGGACGGCATCGAGATCACGGTGGAGAGGGGGAACCAGGTTGTATAGCGAGCTGGTTTATGCGCTGAAAGCGACCGGCATTCCCTTTGCCGAGTTTGCGTGGGATTCGCGCCCCGATTCCGATTATGGCGTGATCGCCCCGGACGGCGAGGCGTCAAGCCTGCAAGCTGATCAGCACAAGGAAAACCAGGCCCCGCAGGGCACCGTTGATCTGTTTACCTACAGCAACGACCGCGCTTTGATGGAGACCGTGCAGACCGTTCTGAACACCTTCGACGGCTGCGCCTGGTATCTCAATTCGGTGCAGTACGAGGATAGCACCCGCCTGATCCATTGGGAGTGGGTGTTCAGTCTGGAAACGTGGTGATGTTATGGCAAAGCTGACGATCCAGGGCCTGGATGATTTTTCCGTACTGCTTCAATCGCTGGAGCAGAAAGGCATGGCTGTGGCAAAGGCCGCCGTGTATGCCGGTGCCGATGTGATGATCAACGCGGTAAAGGAAGAGATCAACGCCCTGCCGCAGCAGCAAGGATATATGCGCCCGGGCGAAAAGCGCGACGTGGTAACGCGCCGCGAAAAAGAAGCCCTTTTGCAGCATGTAGGCATCGCCCGCATGGATGATACCGGCGGCAAGGTAAACACAGCCATTGGCTTTGATGGCTATGCGGATATTACCACAAAAAAATACCCCAGCGGCCTGCCTGTGCCGCTGATTGCCCGATCTATTGAAAGCGGCAGCTCCGTGCGCGTAAAGCACCCGTTTTTGCGCCGCGCGGCCAATAACGCAAAGCCCGCCGTGCAGCGGGCCATGCTGGAAGCTGCCGAGGCCGAAATCGCAAAATTACAAAAATAGGAGGGGATGAAATGGCAAAAGTCGGCCTTTCCAAATCGTATGTAGCGATTTATAATCCCGAAACCAACACCTACACCAACGGCACCCTGCTGGGCAAAGCCGTGGATGCCGACATCAGCCTGGACGATTCCGATGGCACCGAATTTTACGCCGACAACGGCCCGGCTGAAAGCGCCGCGCAGTTTACCGGCGGCGATCTGACCATCACCAACGACCGGCTCAGCCTGACGCCTGTGGCGCTGATCCTGGGCCTGGAGACCCAGGCCCTCACCACGCCCGCCGGCACGCACCTGGTATTTCCCGCCGATCTCAATGTGCCCTATGTGGGTTATGGCACCATCCGCAAGGACATCGTGGACGGCGCGCCCAGCTGGATGGCAATCATCCTGTACAAAGTTCAGTTCCGCGTGCCCGGCATGAGCCTGGCCACCCAGGGCGAGGAAGTGGAGTTTGAGGGGCAGGAGTTTACCGCGCGTATCATGCGCAACGACGCCACGCCCGCCGCCTGGCAGGATTTGGCGGTATTCGCCACCGAAGCCGATGCCGAGAACTACATCAAAACCACGCTGGCGATCCAGTGAACCCCAATCCCCGCGTCTATTCTGTAGGCGCGGGGATTTTTTAAAAGGAGCATAAAGATGAAAACCGCAAAAGTCACGATCAATAACACCGAGTACCTGGTGGTATTCAACAACCGCGTGCTGAAAACCATGGAGGATCACGGCATCAAAATGTCCGAGATCAGCCAGGACAAGCCCATCACCCAGCTGATGCGCCTGCTGTGGGCCATGATTGATGCCGGCAGCCGCTACGCCAAAATCAACGGCATGGATTATCCAACCATTGATTATGATCTGCTGCTTGATCTTACCGATCAAAACGATTACGCAGCCTATCAGCAGCTGATCACCGAGTGCATGGCCGGCGAGCGTCAGGTGGACGCCGTGCCGGGAAAAAAAACGGAAAAAGCAGAGCCGGCAGCCGCCCCGACGAACTGACCAGCGCATGGTTTACCTGGTACGGGATGCACATGGGGCTTACGCTGGAGCAAACCATGCTGATGCCCCTGTGCGAGCTGCTTGATCTGATCAGCATAAACCAAATCAAAACCGAGGGCTTTGTATACAAACGCCCCCGCAGCAACCGCGACGATCTGATGAGTATATTGCGAGTGAGGTGATCCTGTGCCGTCCGGCTCTGTTATTTCATTGGGCATCGAGGTCAACGGCGAACAAACGTTTAATAACGCGCTGAAGGCCATCGACGCGCAAATCAAATCGTTCGGCTCGGGCGTGCAGGCCGTTGGCAAGCAGATGGATGCCATGGGCGAAAGCGAGGAGCTGAACGCCAAGAAAACCGATCTGCTGGCGAAAACCATCGACGCCAACCGCGAAAAGATGGCGCTGCTGGAGCAGAAGTATGCATCGGCCACCTCCAAGCTGGGCGAGCTGGGCAGGGCGCTGCAGCAGGCCCAGCAAAGCGGCGATCCGCGCGCCATCGACACCGCCACCAACGCTTATAATAAGCAGGTGGCGGTGGTGGCTGACCTGGAAGGCCGCATGCACAAAACCGAAAGCGCCATCGCCCAGGCCACCAGCGCCATGAACGCCGGCGAAACCGCCGCCGATCAGGAAACAGCAGCCATGCAAGGCATGAGCACGCAGAGCGACCAAACGGCCTCGGCTGTGCAGCGGATGGCGAACATTATGACGGCGGAGTTTGCGGCGAAGGCCGCAAAGGCCGTTGTGGACGCCTTTGCCACCATCGTCAGCAAGGCCGTGGAGGCCGGGCAGTATATTTTCAACCTGACCACCGAGGCGGGCAAATACGCCGACAGTATGCTGACGCTGGCCGAAACATCCAACGTGGACGTAGTAAACCTGCAAAAATGGGAGTACGCCAGCCAATTTATTGACACCGAGGTATCAACGATCACCGGCAGCTTAACCAAGCTGACCAAAAACATGACCAGCGAAAGCGCCGCCACCACGGCGGCCTTTGAGCAGCTGGGCGTCAAGACCCGCGATTCCTCCGGCAACTTTAAAGACGCCGAGACCGTGATGTGGGAAGTCATCGACGCCCTCGGCAACGTCACCAACCAAACCGAGCGCGACGCCCTGGCCATGACCCTGATGGGCAAATCGGCGCAGGATTTAAACCCGTTGATCAACGCAGGCAGCGAGGCCTTCAAAGCCCTGGGCACCGAGGCGCAGAACGCCGGCCTGATTATGAGCACCGAGGCCATGACCGCCCTGGGCGGCGTGGATGACGCCATGAACCGGGTAAACAGCACCATCACCGGCGTGAAAAATGCCGTGGCTGTGGCCTTTGCCCCGGCCATCACGCAGCTGACGGACGGTTTCACCTCCGTTGTGCAGGCGGGCATGCAGATGGTACAGGGCACCGAGGGCAGCAAGGAAAAATTCCTGGCCGCCATCGACAACCTGACCGATACCGCCATCAAGCTGCTGAATGAGATGTTGCCGGTGGTGCTGGAGACCGGCGTCAACGTGATCGTGAACCTGGTCAACGGCATTTTGCGGAACATCGACAAAATCACGGCCAGCATCACACAGGTGGTTACTACGTTGATCCAAACGATCTCCAAAAACCTGCCGCAGATTTTGAAGGCCGGCATTGAAATCCTGATGTCCATCATTGATGGCATCATCAAGGCACTGCCGGATTTGGCCAAAAATGTGCCGGAGATCATCGGCACCATCGTCTCGGGCCTGGCCAGCCTGGGCGGCAAGTTGATCGAAGCCGGTAAAAACATCATTGTGGGCCTGTGGGACGGCATCAAAAAGAGCATTGGCTGGCTGTGGGAAAAGATCAAAGAAGCCCTGGGCAGTGTGTTCGGCTGGGTGCTTGATCTGCTGGGCATTCATAGCCCGTCCACCGTGTTCCGCGATCAGGTGGGCAAAAATATAGTGCTGGGCATTGCCCAGGGCATTACCGATTCGGCGGGCGCGATCCAGGATGCGCTGGACGCCGCCATGCCCACGCCCGGGCAGATCAGCGCCGCCGTGGATGGCGTCACCGTAGCCGCCCGCGTGGCGGCGAGGGACGACCAGCCCGTGCCGTGGCAGGATAACCGGCCCATTATTATCAAGCTGAATGATCGCGAAGTTGGCCGCGCCGTGAGGGGGTATGCCTGATGCTGGTGCGCTATGTAAACCACGCCGGGACGGCGTTCACCCTGTACGGGGATAACCTGAGCTTTATTGATCCCATGCAGCTGCATACGTGGGAATGGAGCTATGATCTTTCCAACCGCGTCAACGGCCTGGGCGGACGGGCCACCGGGTTTGCCCGCCGCCCGCGGCCCTTTGAGCTGGAGCTGCGCATGCGCGGCTATACCCACGCGCAGTTTTTGCAGCAGGTGAACACGCTGCACGCCGTGGCCGACGCCGACAACATGGCGGGCCAGCCCGGCAAACTGTACGTGGATGATCAGTATATGCGCTGTTATTTGGCGGTATCGGGCGATCAGCCCAACCATCCGCGGCTGAGCAACTTTATGACGCGCGACGTCACCGTGCTGGCCGTGGAGCCGTTTTGGTGCACCGAAAAAAGCTTTGACATCTTCCCGGCAGCCACCGAGGAAACCGGCACCAACTACGGCAAAAAATATAACCTGCGCTATGGCTACCGCTACGGCACCGGCCTGGCGGGCTACAGCATCAAAAACACGCATTACGCCGATACGCCGGCCATCATCACCGTTTTCGGCCCGGCGGTCAATCCCTCGGCGGTGATCGGCGGCAACACCTACGCCGTCAACGTCACGCTGCTGGCCTCCGAGCGCCTGGTGATTGATCAGATCACCAATCAGATATACACCATATCGGGCACCGGCGTGCAAACCAGCGTTTTCAACAGCCGCGACAAGCAGCACGATATTTTCCAGCCCATCCGGCCGGGCGCCAACGCCATTGTGTACAGCGGCGATTATAAAATGCAGATTACCCTTGTACAGCAAAGGAGCGAGTTGCTGTGGACAGATTGACATGGATACACGCCGACCACCAGCTGGCCGAGCTTCGCGTTCTGCCCTACATCATCAGCGCCGACATGGAGATAGATATTTCACCCGGAGCCGAGCTGATCGACAACACCTGGAGCATGACGCTGCCGGCGGACGTGTGGGCGCAGCAGCCCATCGAGGCCGGGCATTATGTATACGCCCCGGGCACCGAATGGGGCGGCCCGGTGACGCTGATCCGCCACGCCACCGCCGATGGCAGCGTGACCATTCAGGGGCCAACCTGGCGCGGGCTGCTGCAGCAAAAGCGCATTTACCCGCCCGCCGGCGCGGGCTATTTGGAGGTAAACGCCGAGGCAAACGCGGCCATTGCCGCCGTGGTGGGCAGCGCATTCGGCAGCCTGTACCAGGTCAGCACGGCGGACACCGGCGTGGCCGTTTCGGCGCAATACCGCTACCAAACCATGGCCAACGGCCTGCAGAACACGCTGCGCGGCGTGGGCCTGCGGCTCAATGTGGTGTTTGATAACACCGTGCCCGCGGTGATCCTGTCGGCCCAGCCGATCAGCGACCTGGCCGACACCGTGGAGATCAGCCAGGATTACAATGTGAATTTCACCAGCGCCATCGGCAATGTGGAATTGGCAAACCATTGCCTGGCCCTGGGCAGCGGCGAGCTGGCCGAGCGCGAGGTGGTGAACATCTATGCCGTGAACGGCATCTATTACCTGAACCGCCCGCCGGAGCTGCCCGAGAGCGAGGTGCGCACCGTGCTGTTGGATTATCCAAACGCCGAAACGCGCGATGAGCTGATCAACAGCGCCGTGCAGCGCCTGCAGGAAAAAGGCCCGGCCCAATCCATTGACATTGACGAACTGCTGATCGACGTGGATGCCCAGCTGGGCGACCAGCTGCCGGTGCGCGACCGCATGACCGGCCTGGTGGCAAACAGCGAGATCATCAATAAAATACTGAGCATATCCGCCGAGGGAACAATTTCGATCACGGCCAAGGTTGGCATATTATCCATCCAGGCCGCGGAATAAGGAGGAAAAACCATGGCGCAGAAAGCAATCACCATCTACACGCCGCCGGATGCCGGTCCCCATATTTTTGCCGAGGATGATGCCCAGGTGCACCGCGGCCTGATCGGCGGCAGCGGCCTGCTGCTGGCCGATAACCAAATGGCCTGCACCGTTATTAACAATAACACCGTGCGCCTGGCCAGCGGCGTATACAGCATGCAGGGCTTTTTGATCTGCGTGGAGGGCGGCACCAGCGAGGATTTAACCGTGGAAAGCGGCACCGCCGGCACCTACCGGCACGACCTGGTGGTGGCTGATTTTGTGCGCGGCGGCGGGAATACGGCCGATCAGTTTACGCTCCATGTGATCCGCGGCACCGATGCCGCCACCGAACAGGCCGCCACCGATCCCGCGCTGATCGAGGGCGACCTGATCAGCGGCGCGAGCCAGCGGCAGGAGGCGCTTTACCGCCTGATCATTCAGGGCACCACACTGGCCACCGTGGAGCGCGTGGCAAACTATATCGGCAACGTGTACCAGTAAGGAGGCGCGCGCATGGCGTATAACTCCAGGCCGACGCTGAACGGCAAAACCTTTTTGTACGCCCGCCCCGGCGAGCAGCTGACGCTTGAGTGGCTGTACGATGGCGATCCAAGCGTGAAGATCGCCCGCGACACCGCGTTCGAAATGACCCATGCCACCGTCATCGCGGAGGGCGTCACCGATCTTTCGTATACCGTCACCGCCCCGCTATGGGATGGCACATCGTATTATTTTGCCATCATTGGCTGGAACGGCTATTATTCGGAACAGCATCCCGGCGTGCAGGCCGCGCAGGTGATGCCAAGCGAAGCGCCCGCCGCCGCGCTGTCGGCCCCGGTGACGCTGCCGGGCACCTCCGTGACGATCAGCTGGCCCGCGGCCACGCCGGGCGCGTATGCCGAGATTGTGGGCTATGAGGTGCAGCGCGCCGCCCGCTCCGATTTTTCGGATGCCGTAACGGTATACCAGGGCGACGCCCTGAGCACCGAGGTGTACGCCTCCGAAACGCCGGGCACCTATGTGTATTTCCGCGTGCGCGCCCTGGGCGTGGTAGCCTCGGGCGACAGCCCGTGGTGTGATCCGATCCCGCTGCTGGCCAATACGCCCATTGTGGCCCCCACCATCACAACCTTCGGGCAAATCCACAACCCGCGCCCGCGCATCCTGGCCCGTGTGGGCGAGGATGCCGGCCTGCAAACGGTCACCGCGCCGGGCTTCATCAGCAGCAGCCCGGGCGGCACGGGCAGCTTTGAGGGCGTGATCCTGCGCAAAAGCGAGGCGGCGAGAATGGGCGCGCACACCGTGACCGTCACCGTGCGCGACCCCTACAACGGCGAAAAAACCACCACGGCAAGATTTGTTTATTCGCCGATGGAATGGACGGACGATCCCATCATCGCGGGCGAAACCGTGATCAAGGCCGCGCATATCAACGAGCTGCGCGGCGTGCTGGAGACGGTATGCCGTTATTACGGCCTGACGCAGCCCCAATGGGGCGAGCCGATTGTGGCGGGCGAGACGTCCTCGGCCCGCTGGCCCACCCATGTGCGGGAGCTGCAGGATACCGTGCGCAGGATCGCCCAGCACATCAACAGCTGGGACACGCGCGATCCATCCCAAAACGTTATTTTGCCCGCCATGCCGGAGCCGCGCGTGGCCACGGCGGATATCATCAACCAGCTGCGGCAGATTGTAATCACATTGTAAGGAGGCCAAGCCATGATTTGGTATTATAATTCCCAGCCCGTGCAGAAAAATCAGGAGTGCGCGGTGCCGCTGTTTTTGCAGGGCGAGAGCGACGTGACGCAGTACACCGCCGATGTGTCCGATTGGCTGGCGCTGTGGCCCGATAGCACCGTGGTGGTGGTGCTGCGCCCTGCCGACGGCAGCGCGCCCTACATGGCCGATACCTCGCTCAACCGCGAAACCGGCATTATCACCTGGAATATTACCGCCTTTGACACAGCCATCGTTGGCTATGGCGTGGGCGAGCTGCGCCTGGTGGCCGATAACTATGTAAAAAAATCCTATCCCTTCAAAACCTATGTTAAGGCCAGCGTTTTGGCCGCCGCCGGCGATCCGCCCGCCCCGGTGCCCGATTGGGTGAATGAGGCCATCCAACAGATGCAGCAGAGCGCCAACGCCGCCCAGGCTGCCCAGCAGGGCGCGGAAGCGGCGCAGGAAGCTGCCGAGACCGCTCAGGAAGCTGCCGAGACCGCCCAGGCCGCCACCGAGCAGGCCGCCGGCACGCAGATCGAAGCCATCAACACCGCCGGCGCGCAGCAGATCGGCAGCGTACAGGCCGAGGGCGCGGACCAGGTGGCCGCCGTACAGCAGCAGGGCGCGGCCCAGGTGGCCTCCGTGCAGCAAAAAGGCGAGGAAACCCTGGCCAGCATCCCGGATGATTACACCGAATTGTCGGGTGAGGTTGCTGATTTAAAGAGCGCGTTTGACGATTTGCAGGGCGGCGTAATAAGCGGATTGCAGAATCTGCCCTTGGGTGATTTGATTCCCAACCGATACATAACAACGGCTGGCAATGCGGCAAACTATAGCGGTTGGAGTGCCACCTATTTTATTGAGGTGCCCGACGGCGTAAAAGCAATTAACGTTACTGCGTCCGGCAGTTCCGGCAGCAATTACAACGCATTTTACAACAGCGAAAAAACTTTTATCTCAAATTTTGCCTATCAGGCAGGAGCGAATAGTATTGCGGTGCCTGATAATGCGGCGTATGTCCGCCTTTCAGGTGAAACATCCATTATGAATACTATCGCTCTTACGTTTGCGACACTGGCACGGAGGAAGCTTGATTCGGGGTTTTACGGCCTCAATGATGTGATTAAAAACAGCAATCCCGGATATATCAACATCGGTGATGTTGGAGATACAGTAGATTTTACTCCTGTCTATAGTTCGTCAAGGGTCTTTGGCGTTTTCGATGTTTCACAAGGCGATGTTTTCAAAATTACAGGAGCAGGCGGCAACGCATCGCGGTTGTGGTGTTTTGCTGATTCAAACGATGTGATTTTGTCGCGGTCTGCGGCAAATTTGAGCGTTACAGATTTGATTCTTACCGCTCCTGCGAACGGAAAACTAATTATCAATACATCTTTCAGGAACTATAACATCAGAAAACAGCTGAATGATGGCGGTATTGCTTATGATGAAGCCGTGGCAAAGGCCGGGTATAATTATCGGAACAACGGCCTTGACGTGCTGTCCGCGTTCAACAACGTAACATGCTGCGGTGATTCCTTGACGGCGTCAGTTGTCTACACACACGACAACGGAGATGGAACGCATCAGGTCAGAAGCGCCTACAAAAAATATCCGTGGATACTTGGGCAGAAAATCGGAGCAGAAGCTGAAAGCGTAGCAACAGGCGGTTATACTGCCACGGATTGGTGGGGCGCGTACTCAGATCGAATTATCGAAAAAGAAAATCATTTGATTATTATCTATCTTGGGACTAATGGCGGCTTAACGGATACGCTTAGCACGGACGCGCCGGGAACGGATTATTCCCAGTATGCAAATACCAACACGGGCAACTATTGCAAGATGGTTGCAAAATCGCTTGAAGTTGGAGCAAGAGTACTGTTAATTAAAATCCATCACGGCGGTGGCGGCGATACATTTATTACAAATAATGTGATTGATAAGATCGCTGAAAAATTCAACGTGGCAGTAGTAAACGTTCCCGAACTGCTTGAACGAAAATATCACGCGTTCCCGGACAATACCGGAATAAACGATCTGCATCTCAATGATCTTGGATATGCAGCGTTTGCGGAAGCGTTGATTCGCAATGTTGGCAATTTACCTGATGAGATGATGGTCAGGCTGATTCCTGTTTAATACGGACTTTAAACCAAAAAGGCGGTGACCGCCAATGTTCTCCGCACAACAAATCGTATCGGATTTCCAAATGATGTATAACAACCGCTGGGGCTATATTCCCGGCTCCAGCGGCCAATTGTGGACGCAATCGGCGCAGGATAAGAAAGCCCTGACAGATACCGGCGTGGCGGAGTACGGCCAGCAATGGGTGGGTCACAAAGTAGCTGACTGTTCAGGTGCTTTCGTGAACTCTTACCGCAAGCACGGCCTGAGCATCTATCACGGCAGTAACAGGATAGCGCGGGAGTATGTGGTCGAGCTGCTGCCGCCCAGCTGCGCCGCGCCGGGGATGACCGCGTTCAAAGCCTACAAACCCGGGGACAAATATTACGCGCTGCCATCTGAGTACAAACCAGGCGGCAAACACTACAATGGCGATCTGCTGGATTATTACCACATCGGGCTGGTGGATGCCGACCCGGCCTATGTGATCAACGCCGCCAGCACCAAGAGCGGCGTGATTCGCAGCAAGCTGCAAAACGGCTGGTGCGCCGTTGGATACCTGAAAGCCATCAAATACGAAAACGGAGGCGAAACCGTGGAAGAAAAACAGATGATCGTCACCGCCGAAAGCGGCAAAACGGTGAACATGCGCCAGGGGCCGGGAAGGCGCTTCCCGGTGATCTGCGCGGTGCCCATCGGCAGCACCGTCACCGGCTCCATGGAGCTGGAAGGCTGGGCGTATATCCATTACAAGGGCCAATCGGGCTACATGCAAAGCCAATTCCTGGCTGATGCGCCCGATCAGCCCGCCCAGGACCCGCCGGAGGCCACGCCCGTGCCACCCGCCAACGCCGACGCCGCCGCCTGGCTGTTTGCCGCCATGGAGGCCAACGAGGCCCAGCGCGACGCCCTGGAGCACCTGCAAAAGCTGCTGACGGGGGCGGTGGGATGATTCACACGCCGCCGATGCCGCCCGGCCTTTACAACATGGATTGCATGGACGCCTTGCGCCGATTCCCGGATAAGTTTTTCGATCTCGCCATTGTCGATCCGCCCTATGGGGGCGGCGGCGCTTCACAATTTTGTAATGTAGAGAGAGAGAGAGCTGCAAGGCGGCGCGGCGGACTTTGAAGCGCGCAGGCGCAGCCGCTTTGGCGGGCACTTCGACCGCTATTTCAGCCAGCAGGACGGGCGGAACATGGGCGGCCAAATACCGCCAACGATGGAAGGCGACGCAGACATCCGGCATTGGGATTTTGCGCCGTCTCCTGCTTATTTCAGCGAATTGGCCCGCGTCAGCAAAAATCAGATCATATGGGGCGGCAATTACTTTGATTTGCCGCCCACGCGCTGCTTTATCGTATGGGAAAAGCTGACGATCAGCGAGGATTTTTCCATGGCCATGTGCGAATATGCGTGGACATCCTTTAATGATAACGCCAAGCTTTTCAAATGCGCGCCGCAGGGCACGAAGGCCGAGGGGCGTTTTCACCCCACGCAAAAGCCTGTGCGGCTGTATTCCTGGCTGCTGGATCGCTACGCAAAGCCCGGTTATAAAATCCTGGATACGCACGCAGGCAGCGCCAGCAGCCTGGTGGCCTGCCACCGGGCCGGGCTGGATGCCTGGGGCTTTGAGATTGATCCGGGTTATTATGCCAAGGCAAGCGCTCGCCTGGAAGCCGAAAAGGCGCAAACAAACCTGTTTTGCCTGCAATGCGATGGCGAAGCCGCGCAGGGCGAACAAATATCAATGATGGACTTTGGAGGGGATCAACATGTGGGATAAACTCATCAAATGGCTGTCCGCCGTGGGCGGCGCTGTGCTGTCGTTTTTCAGCGGCCTGCCGCCGCTCATGTGGGTGCTGCTGGCCACCATGAGCCTGGATTACCTCACCGGCCTGGCCTGCGCCGCCCGCGGCAAATCCAATAAATCCGAAACCGGCCACCTGTCCAGCACGGCGGCCCGCGACGGGCTGCTCAAAAAAGGCATGATCTTTGTGGTGGTGCTGCTGGGCGCACTGCTGGATTACGCCATCACCCTGGGCGCCGGCGTGCAGTTTTCTGCCGTCACCGGGGCCTGCTGCCTGTGGTTTATCGCCTCCGAGGGCATCAGCATCGTGGAGAATGCCGCCGGGCTGGGCATCCCCATCCCCGGCATCCTGCGCCGCGCCCTGGAGATCATGCGCGAAAAAGGCGACGCCGACAAGCCCGCCAACGGCGCGCCGCAATAATCCAAAATAATCTATCATAATCCAATAATCCTGATCATCGCCCCGGCCCGCGCCGGGGCGTTTTTTTATTGCCAATTTCATTGCCAAATTAGATGATTTTACATGCACTTAGATGCTCTGCCGTCCATTTTGCCAACTATGGCAAAATGGGCGGTTTTTCCTTGAAATATAAAGAAAAACTGCCGTTTTCACGGCAGTTTTTCTGGTCTGGGTGGAGAGATTTGAACTTTCTACCTATGTTTTAACCAGGCGGAAAACTCTATGCTTTTTGGAATCCGTTGCCTTTTTATTGCCATTTTGCGGCTTTAGCTGGGCAGTGAAATAGGCGTCTATGGCGGCATCTGCGGCCTGACGCGCGGGGGCAAATGTGTGGGTGTAAACGGTATTCATTACGTAATCTGTTTTCCAGCCGCCGCGCTCGCGGGCAATCTCTTTTTGCACGCCCAGCATGGCCATGGTGGAGGCGTTCAGGTGGCGCAGCTGGTGAAATGTCATGTGGGGCAGGCCTGCGGCCTGGATCAGCTTGGCAAAGCGGCCCTGTATCTGCCGCGGGGTAAGCGGCACGATTATATCACCGTCCACGCGGTTTATCAGCTCCATAATATAGGGCGGAATATCCAGCGCGCGGGTGCGCTGCTCCTCTTTGCCGCCTTCTTTGCGGATGTCTTTGCCTTTGATATAAACCAGCGTCTCCACCACGTATAATTTGCCGTCCAGGATAGATTTTGATTTGGTAAGGCCGCGAATTTCCGACATGGTGAGGGACAGCCAGGCGGCCAGCAGGCAGGGCAGCTCTATATCAGAGCCGACGATGGCGCGGATCACGTCCGGCGGCGCGGGAATGCGCGCCACCTTGCGCTTTACCTCCGGCATGATGATCTGCCCCAGGATGATGCCGTTTTCCTTGAACACAGAGCGGTAAAAGCCCACCACGCTTTTGATGGTTTTTGCGGAGAGCTGGCCGCCGGTGCGGCTTTTACGCTGGCGCTCCTGCTGCACGGCCTGGCTGATCATGCGCTCGGTGATCGCTTCCAGCCGTTTTTCCATAAGCCCCTGCAAATATTGATCCCGGTATTTTTCATAGGCCAGGATGGTGGTGGCCTCCCGAATATCCCGCCTGGCATCGATGTAGGCATTGCAGGCAGCCCGCAGCGTTACGCTGGCGGGCTCTTTTTTTGCCTTCAGCACGCCGGTTTTATAGGCCATGGCGCGGGCCTGGCATTTTTCCTGCGTCGGCTCGGTGATGCATATATCCTTGCCGCCGATGCGCAGGCGGCAAAACCAGCTGCCGCTGGGCAGCTGGCGAATGGCTGGCAGCTTCATTGCTTTTTCATACGCGCGAAGGCCACAAAGCACAGCGCACATTGCACCACGGAGAACATAAACCAGGGGATCATCAGGATCATGGATACGGCAAACAGCACGGCGGCCACCAGGGCAAAGGGGCGCTTTTGCATGGCCCAGCCGAGCCAGGCAAACAGCGTGCCCACGCCGCAGGCGATGGCATAGGGCACGGCCATGGCGGTCACCAGCATGCCGGCCACGCCCTCGGCGGCGCTGTCGGTGCGCATGGCGCTGCCGGTGAGGTGAAACATATAGGCCAGCACGTACAAAAGGCACAGGGAGGCCACAATGCAGCCGATCAGCAGCACCGTGCTGCGGCGGCGGGCAGGCTGCGCCGCGCGCCGGGGCGCGCGCTGTACGGCAGGCGCGGGGCGCCGGGGCTGATCCGGGGCAACGGGCGCGGGCTGCGCGGGGGCGGCGATCTGCGGCCTGGATGGGCCGGGCACGATGTTTTTATCGGGATTCTGCGGATGGTATCCCTGTTTCAGCCAATCGTTTGCCATGGCATGATCCTCCGTATATTGCAAAGATTATTGATTAAAAACGTTCTGTCGCCGCGCAGGTTGGGGCGGGCGTGGCAATATTTTGCGCATGCGTGCAAATTGCGACGAAAGGCTTTGCATGGCGTGCGAAGCGCTGTATAATAAGGCCATCAGGCGCGCCGCAAAAGCAAAGGGGAATGAACATGGAAAAGGAATATATGGAAAAGCTGGAGCAGCTGAGCACCGAGCAGGCCCGGGCGCTGCGGGCGTACCTGGATACGCTGATGGCGCAATTTAGCGTTTCGCCAGCAGATCAATATACTGGCGCACCAGCTGCCGCGCCTCCGGGGGCAGGCGATCATAATCCCGGATGATGGATTCACGCAGGGGGTCTCGCGGGGCCTCCTGCTCTTTTTTTATGCCGTCATCGTCCAGCAGATCGCTGGGCTGACAATCAAGCGCCTGGGCGATCTGCCGCAGATTGTCCATGCGCGGCTCGAAAGAGCCGGAGATGATGGTGCTGATCCCGGACGAGGACAGGCCAGCCCGACGCGCCAATTCATTTTGCGACATCCCTTTTTCTTTTAGGCGCTGCTTGATTTTTTCGCCTATTGTCACGGGCACCACCTCCACTTATAAAAATTTATATTATGTTAATTCGCTCGATTTATTAAAATTCCTATTGACAAATGCTCGAGTTATAGTGTATTATATGCTCGATAAATCGAGCGGGGTTAGAACATGAAGATTATTTTATCAGAAATGATGGCAAAGCGCGGAATGGATCAGCAGGAACTTAGCAAGCGCAGCGGCGTGCCTCAGCCCATCATCAGTAACATTGTCACGGGCAGGACACCCACGCCGCGCTATGACACCCTTTATTTGCTGGCCCGCGCCCTGCGCTGCGCCATGGAGGATTTGATCCAGGAGGAAACGGCGTGAAACTGTTTGCGCGTATTTTCTTTACGGCCTGCATGCTGATCAGGCTGGTAACGGAGTTTATCCACAACGGCGAGCCGAGAAAACCGGAAAACTACAATTTTGCCGAATGGCTGCTGGTGGTTTTGCTGCAGGCCCTGCTGCTGTACGTGGGCGGCTTTTACGGCTGAAAGGGGACGCCATGAAAAGAATCACGATCACCTACCACATGAGCAAGCCGGGGGAAACCGCCGAGAACTGCATCACCGTGCCGGTGAGCGATTGGGCGGCCCAGGCGCTGGATGAATGGGACAAGGGCCTGGAGACGCAGGACGCCATCATCACCCACATAGACGCCCAAAGGCTGTGCCACACGCTGGCCATCCTGGCGGGGTATGATGAAGGCTTTTATGTGGGCAGCGAACCGGCGGCAACCCAATACGCGGAGGCGGAATAATGAAGAAAACCACCATAAAGCAATCCCACCCGGTGCTGATCCTGGAGCCGCAGGGCTTGAATATAACGCACGAGGAACTGCGGATGCTGGAGCGGCGCTACAGCGAGGCCGTGGCCCAGGGCGACGCGGCGCTGGTGCTGCCGCCCTATCTGAAAGTGGCCGGGTGGCATTACGGCGTGACCGAGACCGTGATCGAGGAGGACGGACAGCAGGCCTATGCCTGCCTGGAGGCGGAGCTGGACGATGAGTGATGGAACGATCACCCGCAAGCAGCTGGCCGAGGCGCTGGGGCTGCCGCTGAACATCATTGTGCTGATGATCGGCAGCTGCGGCCTGGAGCCGGTGCGCTACGCGCGGGGCGAGGCCGGCCGCCCCGTGGGGCTGTACGACAAGCGCGAGACGCTGGACGCGCTGCGGGAGGAAGCGCTGCGCCGCCTGGCGCGGCACAAAAGGCTGGCAAAAGAATTTGAGCAGGCCGCCAAACGGGCGGACGCGGAACAGAGCATCAGGAGGTGAGCGGCGTGCCCAGGCTGAAAATGCCCGCAGCGCAGCAGGCGATATTTGATGATTTGGCTGATTATGTGGATAACGCGCGGATGATCAACGCCGTGCAGCTGGCCCGGTACTGGGGGCGCGACGTGCGCTGCGTGCGGCAATGGCTGCAGGAGCAGCAGCTGCACCGCTATCAGATGGGCAACGGCTACGGCTTTATGATCCGCGATGTGAGCCGCGCCATGTACCTGTGCATGGAGTAGCGGCACATGCGGCGCGCAGATGGGCGGCCAATTTATATGCTTAACATGGGCGTATGAAGGTGCCAACTCCCGCCGCCGGGTGCAACTCCCGGCCGCCGCGCCAGGGCTTCCCACTTGAGCATGCTCCCTACGGCCTGGGAGCCGTCAAAAGCGGCCAGCGCAAGGCTGGCGTCAAGGCTTGCAACGGAAAAGTGGTTTTTCGGCACCTCGCAGCCTGCGCGAGCGAACGCTTTGCAAAAAGCGGGGGCAAATAAACAGGCTGGCGGGCGGGAATAGACCGCCACATGCGGATGTAGCGTAAGGGAGCGCAAGGGCATGGCTTGGCCTGCTCGATGCGCGGGTTCGATTCCCGCCATCCGCAACAGTTGCCGCATAGCAAAGGCCAGGTGACAGGGGCACGGATAAAAACGTAATGGAAGCGCCCCTATGGGTTCGATTCCCTCCGATGCGTGCAGTATACGGCACATGCGGCAATGGCGGGTCTGATCCCCGCCCCAGCGCCGGAGCCACTATAACCGCGCATGCGGCGCAGGCGGCCAGGATGGCGCGGACATGCGGAAGTAGCATAAACAATGCGGCCCTCAGGTGGCAGATGTTGGCGGTGCTCCAACCTTCCGAAGCGCAGCGCGGGTTATGGGCTTATCCTGCGGGGCGCGAATAGCCCCCGGGCGGGACGCCGCCCGGATATGCTGACTTAGCTCATGCGGTGAGAGCAGCGGCCTTATAAGCCGCAGGTGCCGGGTTCAAGCCCCGGAGTCAGTACCAGCCCAGCGAACTGGGCATTGCAGTTATCTTCCTTCGGTGAAGGCGGCAGCACACAGGGCCATGGCGTTTGCAGGGGACGCCTGCTGCCGCGCATGTGGGCGCAGCTCGACGGCGCGAGCACCGGCAAATGTGCCGGGGATGCGGGTTCGATTCCCGCCGCCCAGCCAACCCGCAAAGGGAACAAAATGAAAAGGAGCATGAACAAATGGAGCAGGAGAAGAAGAACATCTACCGCGTGCGCGTGGAATGGATTGGCGATCATGAGCCGGACGAGGATGAAAGGCTGGATCAGGAGTATTTGGACGGGATGGAGTGCGACGGGTTTGCTTTCTTGATGCATTGCCAAGATGAGGATAACGACTCTCACACATGCATACATCGCATGAGCATTATGGATATTGCAAAGATTTTGGCCGGCCTACCCAATAGCGGTATTATGCAGGGCGCGCACATTGCCAAGGCGATGGCCGAGACGCGCGAAATGGCCAGCAAGAGCAGGATGGAGAGCAAGCTGGCAAAGATATTTGGCGACTGATGATACACGCCGGGCGCGGCCCGGCCTTATGGGCCCTGTTACTGCTTGCAGAAAGCGGGCGGCGGTGATGCCGCGGCATCGGTGATGATGCCTGGATACGGTGCAACTCCGGGAGGGCCATCCAGGGGCGCATGCCCTTATCACGGTGCTTTACGCACACAACGAACTGGCAGCCGGAAAGACGGCAAATCGTCGTAGTAGCGCCAAGCGCAGCGCAGGCTGAGGGCGTGCAATTTTGCAAATTGCCGCCCGAAACCCGCGCTTCCCGTCAGGGAGTAGCGCGGGGCGTAGCGGGGTGCACGGTGGACGCCCCGCGAACTATCTCCACGCGCGAACGGCTGCCGCGCCAGCCTGCGGCCGCGAAAAAGGCGGACGCACGAGCAGCGCGGCGCCGTTCGTCCTCTGCGGGCGAAACAGCAGACCGGCCAGCGAGCCGGGGCGGTGCAAATCCGCCCGTCCGCGCCAATCGCAAAAGCGAATAAAAAAGGAGGCTTGAACATGGAAAAGGAGCAATATTTCATCGTGCGATGCAACAGCGCAGGCGTATTCTTCGGAAAAATCAAGGATCGCCGCGGCGGCGAGGTTGATATGGAGAACGTGCGCAAGGTGTGGTATTGGAGCGGCGCGGCAGCCGTGGAGCAGCTAGCGCTGGACGGCGTAAAGAATCCGGGGGCGTGCAAAATTACCGTAGAAGTGCCGGAAATGACTGTGCTTGAAGCGATACAGATTATCCCTTGCAGCGACATTGCGACTGAAAGCATCAGGAATGTGGCGCTATGGAAAATGTGATGGAGCAAAAAATACTGGCGTTTATAACGCCGGATTATAGCTTGCATTCCGGCTACGGCGACGGCTCCGGCTCCGGCGACGGCTCCGGCTCCGGCGACGGCTCCGGCTCCGGCTACGGCGACGGCTCCGGCTCCGGCGACGGCTCCGGCTCCGGCGACGGCTCCGGCTCCGGCGACGGCTCCGGCTCCGGCGACGGCTCCGGCTCCGGCGACGGC